TCTTCGTCTAGCTTTTCTACTACTGGTTCTGGATTAGGTTCTCCTGTAGTATTAATCTTCGCGTTATAATGAGTTAAAATCTTATCAGAAATCTTTACTTCTAATTCAACGTACTGACCATCCTTGTATACGAAAACAGGCTGCTCTCCTTCTGAAAATTCATTAAAGAAAAGAGGCATAACATCTACCTTCATATTATTAGGATCATTAGGGGTTACCATAATCATCGCAGGTGCTTTAACTTTGACATGCTTGGCTGTCTTTTCGACTAATTCACCGAAGCACGTCCTACCAATCGTATCAACGTATGTAAATATATCCATGTGAGTATTATACTATATTAAAATTAATTTGCAACTTCTACTTTGAAGAAATCAAATAAATCTGTATTCAAAGCTTCTCCTGGTTTGAATGACTTCCATCCAGCGTTTTCATAGAATCTATCTATGACACTAAACACAATCTTTTCAAACATTTTTTCATAATCTATTTTGAAATCCTGATTAAACTCTTCAGGTAAGTCGTATTTGAATCCAAGAGACTTAAGACCAAATTTGTTCGGAGTAATTGTATAAAAATATCTAATTTTATCTCCCGAAGTAATATTTTCGTGTTTACTACTTATACCGTAATGCTGTAATAGTTTGTTATAGTAAATAGCAGACTTTACGTGTATAGGAGTACCCTTCTTTACCTGCCAGTCGTTTGCGTAGATGCTATATTTTTCATATTCTTTGATACCCATTACAAACGCAATATCGTTGATAGGTAATGACTTGAATATATCATACGTCTCCTCAAACATCTCGTTTGTTGACGCTCTATCTTCAGTCATAATCATATGTTCAATTATCTTTTTCACATACGGTTTAATCGCATTGGGCATTGTAGTACGAACCACCTCAACGCCTGTATACTTAAACTTGTTACATGCGACACCTTCGTCGTCAAGTTTGTGTAAGACGTATCGTTTTTTCTGTAGGAAATAGCCTCTATCACAAATAGACTCTCGCTTGAATACAAACCTAGGGTCTTTAGTCAGCAACGTATCACGAGCCCACTTTTCAATATTCTCATTTAAGTCGTCTTCTATATCTTGTACTAGATCTAACACTTCAGGAGTGACTACATTGTTAGTATGTAGAGGTATATCCATGTGTTCAAGTAGTTGCGATATTGTACAATAAGAACTATCAGTATCGTTATATACGATAGGATCTCTACGTTCTAAATCCTTATCAGTTAGACCTGTTTTTTTCTTGATATAGTTGCGTAGAATAACATTACTCTGTTTAATTACATCTCTTCCAGTAAGCGTAATTGATCTAGCAATATCACCGTCGCCCATTTGAGATATCTTATTACCGAAGTAACCGTAAATACGGTTGATAAGAATTTTCAAAGTAAATTGCCAAATCCATAATTGATCGATTTGAAATTTAGTCTTTTTTATTTGCTCTAATAAGTCTTGTTTTTCATTATCAGAACAGTTTTCTAATTTAGTTTCTAATACGTGAAGTCTTTCCCTCGCTTTAGTCCATTCTGCTTTTTTACCTTTACGTATATCATAGAAGTGATCAGTAATGCGAGGAAATATACCTTTAGTTTTTTGAGAGAAAAGCTTCTTCGCTCTTGTTACGCATATCTCATTCTTATTACACCACTTAGTAAACTCTCCCACAGTCATCTCTATATCTTTGTTATTGACTGTCTTTATGTAAACTTTATCTTTATCAGTACCTACAATACTTCCTACTTTAGTTTCAGGACTCAAGTTGAGAGTTACCATCACACTCGGATATAGAGAATTAGCATCAAAAGAAATTACATTATCTTGAAATCCTCGCTGAGGTTCTCCTACGTATGCCCCTTCATATTTTTCAGTCCTATCATCACCCTTAACAAATGTAGGAATAACTCTCGGAGGATCTTGTTTGCGAGCTTCTACTATTGCTCTACCATTAACAGTACTGATAGTACCTAACGCAGCATTAAAAGGTGTTAAGCCAATATAAGAAAGCATTCTCGCTAGATCCATATACATTAACTTTTCATCTAGCCTTACTAGCAAGCGTACGTCATGAATATTGTAATCAACAAACTTCTTCCAATCATTGATTGATAGTTCTGCTAAGTTAGTATCTCCAATATCTACCTTATTCTCTCCAAGTTCTATATGAGCTATGTTATCTAGCTTGTAACTATCTCTCATACCCATGCTGAAGGTTTTATACACATCAAGATAATCAAGCATGGATACACCTTCTACAACATACTTCGCTGTTTGCTGACCAAAATTACCCCTATATACACGCTGATAAATAGGTTTCATTATTTCGTCATGAACAGGAGAAAACAACCGGGTAGCATCTTCGCCAAGGATATTACGCACCCGGTTAATAACATACGGAATATCAAAAATCTCACTATTCCACCCGGACAAAATGTCAGGTCTGTCGTTACAGTAATGATCTAAAAATCGTTGAAGTAGTTCTCCTTCTGATTTACAATGATAGTATGTTACATCATCTGCTTCTGGTTCATACGGGTTAATGCCCCACGTATAATACCTTTCATGTACAGTATCATAAATCGTAATAACATTGATCATATGACTAGCTTCCTCAGGTTTAGGGAACTCGTCAGGAGAATATGTTTCAATATCGAAAAACCATATCTTTAATGGAAATTGCTGAAACTCGTCTGTCTCATTTACTTCCCAAAACCGATCAACTAGGAATTGCTGGTAAGGGGATATGTTTTCGTATATTCGATGATCGTTGAGATCTTCTATCTTTTTTCTTCTATCTAACTCACTCGTAGCAAAATGCTTTCTAAGTTTTGTACCGTAGAGAGAAATACCATCTGGTCTGTTATTATTCGTCTCACTATAAAAATAAGGACGATAAGGGCAATCTGTTTCAATTCGATTGCCTTCTTCATCCCAAGTATACAAGCGCATAACACGCTGATTCGGTATGTAAGCTAGATTCCTATACACTCCTTATAGTATAGGTGAAAATTAAATATTAATCAACTGATTCCATTGCGGAGGTTTAACAACTTTCGGCGCTTATCTGCATATGGGAATGCATAGAGCTCTTTGTATTCGTCGATGTTATCTTCCATCCATCTCTTATTCATATACTCTCGAGCGCGCTTAACTTCTTTGACGTATTTTTTGTGGTCACGAGTAAGGGCTTCGATTTTCGCAATAAGGTCATCTCCAGTTTTAAATTTATGAAAAGCACTTTCATATGTACACAAGTCTTGCATTATACTTGGTATACCAAACGCACATGCCTCAATAAATTTGAGATCACTCTTTGCTTTATTAAAGTTACTATCCTCTAACGGAGCGTAGAATAGAGTCGCGTTTAATTTGCTCAAAGCTCTCGGATAATCAACAAGATTAGTCCATTCATGAAATTCAATTTTTCCTTCCTTAACTAAATCTCTCAGAGTTAGTGGAAATCCGCCTACAAAAACCCATTGGAATTTATTTACAGTTTTTCTTATTACGTCATTAACATGAAAGAAATCATCTTTTTGTTTAATACGGTTGTCAATATCAAAGTGAGCACCACTACCACAATAAACTATACGTGGTTTATTTTTATTCTTTTGATAATTTTCTTTTATTTGATTTATATCAAAATATCTATCCATCCAAAACCGAGGTATAAAATTAGGAATTACCGTAATATTTTTATTCCCAGTTTTTTCTGTATAGTAATCTTTCATGAAGTTATTTGTTACGGTTATCTCGTCACAAAGCTGCATGATTTCCATACTAGTTTTTCTTATAGCAGGATCTTCAAACGCAAATTTAAATTTGTTATAGTCAGGTATATCTTCTTTGAAGATTAAATCATCAATCTCATATACAATATTAAATTTGAATTCTTGCTGTACCTGTTTTAACCACTGAATAAATTTTAACTGTTGATCGGTTGCTTGTCTCTGAATTCGGATTGTTGTAAGATCTTTATAAAAGTTTTTATCCCCAATCATAACTGTTCCGCCTTGTATGTTTGCCTTCGCGTAACAATTAAGAAGCTTTTCAGGCCATATCATTCGCCAATGACCACACCCTGAATAATCGGCATAAAAATTTAACGACCGTGGTAAATCTGGTAGTTCATGAGCAGGTTTTTTTGGTTGTACAGCTGGCTGTACCCGTTGTACATTAAGAAGAGGATTGATAGTAGGTGTCGCGGCAAACGGTAATCTACTTTGTTGCACTCCAAACGGTGTAATCATTATATAAATTTATTAGTTTTCGTCTACAAAATCCACTCTAGTTGTTATTCCATTCTGCTTTTGTAAAGTTATAACTTCTCCAGTAGCAGCTTTAGCGGACTCTTTTCGATGAGAAATAATGTAAATATTTTCTTTATACTCCTCAACTCTTTCATTTAGTAAGCTAAGCACTAATTCTACTCCCTTTTCATCTAATGAACTATCTAACAATTCATCAAATATAACAATGTTGTACGCTACTTCTCCTTGTAGACGTCTCATATCCATAAATGTAAACAAAATAGCTAAGTCAATATTCTTACGTTCAGCTCCCGAAAAATTAAAGTATGAGCAATTTTCTCCCTTTTCATTAATGATTTTTTCTTCGAACAATTCATTAAAAGAACACAAGCAATTTGCGTCCATTTTTTGAAGATAATAAGCTAATCGATTGTTTAGTACATCAAGTATTTTCTTTACTATAAAAGACTTTACCCCTTCTTCTGATAGGATATATTTTACTACATTTAAGACTTCGAGATCATTATGAATATCGTTAGTATTTTTTTCTAACTCCTCGACTTCGATAAGTTTATTTTTAATCTTAGATTCGAGATCTTGAACCTCAACGCTTGTTTCTTTCTCTTCTAGAGTTTTGAGATTGTTATTATTAGAATCCAAATCATTACTTAAATTTTTAATATAAGACTTAGCTAATTTGTTATTATTAGCAGTGGTTTTTACATTAGAAATATAAACATTTATTTTATCCTTTACATCTAAGTTACTCTTTTTAAGCTCTTTTAACCCATTAACTTGTTTTTTTAGACTCTCAATATCTTCTTTTCTATTAAGAATATCTTTATTAATTTTTTCTTTCTCTAAATGAATATGTTCTCTATCATTACTTGTAATCTCGTGCAAGCAAGTCGGGCAGACATCTTTCTCTGTACCAATATTATCTATTTGTTTTTGATAAAAAGATATTTCGGTGTCATGTCTCGTAATATTAGTTTTTACATCAGATATTTTAGTAGAAATGTCTTCCAGCTTTTCATTTATTTGAATAATTTTTTCTTTTGTACGTTCTACTAACTCTTTATCGATAGGTTCAATTTTATTTTTGTTTTCTTCTATTTCTTTCTCAATTACAGAAATACGGTTTAATATTTTTTCTTTTTGTTCAATAACACTTTTAACAATATTGTCTTTTTGTTCCTTTAAGAGAGTTAGAATGTTATTTGAGTGGTCATAATCTTTATGGGCATGTTCGTATTTTTTCTGTACATCGTTATATTCTGATCTTGCTCTGTTAAGCATTTCAGAGAATATTTCTAAGTTGAGAATACCTTCGATAAACTTTCTCTTCTCTACCTTACGTTGTGCCATGAAAGGTAAGGTAGTGTTAAGAGACATTATAACACAGTTTTGAAAAACTTCAGGTGAACCAGAAACAATACTCTTAATTTTTTTATTTGTATTAGGTATAGTACTCTCTGTTAAATCCACATCATCAACAAACAAATAGCATTTTGTAGGTTTTAGTTTTCTAACAACTTTATATTGTTTTACTTCGTTGTTTTCGTTAACAGAAAAATTTAATTGTACAACAGTATTCTTTTTATTGATTGCATTAACAATAAAGTCTTTAGATAATTCTCTTATAGTTTCTCCAAAGATAGCAAAATGAATTGCATCTGCAATTGTAGACTTACCCACCCCGTTGCGTCTATCTTGCTTGTCTTTGTTTATACCAGTAATGATATTAAGACCTTGCTTAAAGTCTATTTCTACTTCTTCGTTACCGATAGATAGAAAGTTTTTGATTTTTATTGTATTAAAATTTACAAACTTCATACAAACTGATTATATAAACTAATAGTTTTTTTCGTTACTGCGAGTCTGTTCTCTACATCTAACGACTCTATATATTCTACGATACATTCCTTTATATTCAAATCTCCTAGATCATTAGGAATAGAGATGTTATCTCCTAACGTTAGTTTGTTTAAATAGTCTGTTGTAAGAGCAAATGGTCCTTCGTAATTAATCGAACTAATTATTTTGTCTAATAAATTAATTTTTATTTCTTTATCGATAATAATTTTGATAGATAGGTTCGACCAGCCTTTATTTTTAGCTATTGCTTGAAGGTCTTCGAGCTCTGATAACGTCACCTTTACATGTATTGGAGACACGTTATTTTCATAAAAATCGTATGTAATATTTTCTTCTTCGAAATCTAAAACATAATATCCTTTTTGGTCTTTAATATCATTAAAGTCCATTTCAAATGGGTTACCTGCGTATATGATTGTACCATTCTCAAACTTACGTTGCTGTCTTTTGTGAAAATGACCGGTAAAAATTAATTTAGATTTTTTTAGAATATCATGAGACTTCATTCCCTCTTCACAAATTTTGTGATTATTAAAATTAAAGTTTTCTAACTCGAAATGTCCAACTATCATATCACAATCAGTCGGTACATCATCTATAGACGTACCCCACGGGCAGAAACCAACTTGTTTACTCGCAAGATTAAAAGCAGTCGGTTTATCGAAAACTTTAATATTTTTTCTATTATTAAGAATAGATAGAGAATGTACTGTGGCATTATCTTTATAATATGCATCATGATTTCCAGGAATCATATACAGCTCAAACTCGTCAAACAAATCTAAAAGTTTATCTGTAAAGTGTAAAGTTTTTACATTAATTTCATCTCTGTAGTGAAATAAATCTCCACCAAATATTATTTTATTAATATTTTTCTCTTTGAGCTCTGATGTAAACCACTTTGCCCATTTATAAGTTACATCTAACCAGCGCTCATTGTTTTGATGAACGCCAATATGCAGATCAGTAAAGAAAGCTATTTTATATTTTTCCATTAATAATAGAGCTCTTTATCGTAGTCTTTCTGAGGGGCCATTTTAGGTATTTCTTCCCCCTGTGCTAATTCGCCATAGACTTGTTCTTGATAATCATTAATTGTCTCTCTATATTTCTTTTCTTTTTTAATTCTATTAATGAAAGCATGATATGCGATTGTAGTAAAATAAGAAAACGGATTAGAGGTAGACTCTAAATTAAATTTTTTATTTTTTACAGCTGCAATCATTTTAACTACTGCGTCTCCAATCATTTCATCTTTGTAACTATAATTAATAAAATTAGGAGAATAACTTAAACCGACTGCAATCTTATAAACTGACTCAGCAAGTTCATCTTCTAAATTATCTGTTTTATAGTATTCAGTTAAACGACCTAAAAACTCTTTTGGACTTACATAGTAAGCCTTTTTATTAGCTTTTTTCTTTTTTGGTTTCGGTTTCGCTTCTTTCATTATAACTTGTAAATTTGTATTTTATATCCTCGTTGTCATATAAGGTTAAACGCTCTTCAACGTGTCGCTGCCCATACCGTAGATTATCAGCGATATCAAAGATTATAAGCTCTTCTTTATCGGTATGCAACCGTAAACCTCTTCCGATACTTTGTACGATTTTTATTTTAGCTTTACCACCTCCAGCGAAGATAATATAATGTAAATTTTTAATGTTAATACCGGTCGAGAATATTTTTGATATAGCAACAACAACTATATTTTTCTTCTTCTCCATATAGTTTTGTATACGCTTTCTCTCATCTGTCTCAACACTTCCTTGTATAAAATACACCTTTTTCTTTTTACATATCTCTTGTAATGCAGCTGTTAATAACTCTCCATGTTCAATATAATCTACAAGTATAAGAGCATTGTTGTCGAGTTTTTTACATAGCTTAGATATAAGGTTATTTCTGTATACGTTACTTCTTATAAATTCACTCTCTTGCAGATAAAATGCATTACTATTGTTTCCTTGATATATTTGATTAGTAGGAGTGCTATAGTTTATTTCTAATACATGAACACGAGCAGGGGTAACATATTTTTCATCACGCAACTCATGAGCCATTTTTTCATATAACCTAGGACCAATCTTACCAAAAATATTCCAAGCATCTAAATTATCAGGAGGTAGAGTTCCTGTAAAACCAAAGCGGTTGTTAGTTTTTACTTTACATAGAATTTTGTTTACTTTATTACCTCTTCGGAGTTTGTGCACCTCATCAATTATTAGTAAGTCTATATGTTCAATCCATGATATATCTTGCTTAGAGCTTTGTAGTATACCTAAATTAGCTACTATGACATTCGAGGATAAATTAAGTTCATCTTTACCTGTCCATTTAGAAGTAGTATATGATGTTTTATATTCTTTAAAGTCTCCTTTTGTCTGATTAACTAATCCTAAGTCAGGAACAATAATTAAACATTTGAAGTTCTTACTAAAGTTTTGATAATAGTACTCAAGCAACCCAGCCATAGTAAGAGTTTTACCCCCTGCGGTCGCTAGTACTACGGTTCCTCTCCCAGTATTAATGCATTTGTTTATTATCTCTTGTTGATAATCTCTAAACGAGAGAGACAAATCATAGTTATTAACTTTTTCTTTTTTTAAAGAAGGTATTAAGGTAGATGTTACTTTTTCTTCTATTGTGTATTGTATTTTTTTATCTGTGCAAAAATTTACTATCTCAAATACTAACCCAACGTCTACCTTTCCATTGTTCGTTATAACATATGTACGAGAAGGAACAAACCTACCCATACGTCTTTGAAAATGAGCCGCTTCATTCTTTACGCTAAAGTGTTCTCTTATTATGTTTAATTCTGGACCTTCAATTACAACTTGAGAACAGGAATGATAACTAATATTAATCATTGCATCTCTAGTTTCATTAATTCTACTAAGTTTTTAATATCGTTAGTAGCGAAACTTATATTCTTGTAAATGTTTTCAACGTGTTGAATGATTAATATTTCGTTTTCTATCTTATTATCTATAACTCGTATATCTTTCTTCTTACTCACTGCCTTTTCAGCAATAGATTTATTAACCATTACCGGTTGAGTATTTTGATATTCTTCAATTTTTTCTTCTAAGATAGTAAATCGTTGGTTGCGATATTTATTAAGTTTAATTTTATGATTAATTAAACGAGCAGACCACTTATGTTTATTATTAACAAGCTTTTCTTGTACTTCTGTAACATTGAGCCTATCGATATTAGTATCAATACTAGATTCTATAGTATACTGCTCAATGATCTCATCAATATTCATATATTTATTCTAGTGACTTTTTCAGAAAATCAACTAATTAATGTTTGAGAAATAAATAATTAAAATGCCGCTTAAACTATTTAACCAATTAGTGACTAGATATTTGACTGATAATACCATGGCATCTGTAGGTATGGCTGCGACTGGTGGTCAGGGTGGTGGAGATTATAATGACAGTGATACATATGCCCCTGGTGATGCTAGATTGCCAAAAGCTCTAGGCGCTACTATAAGTCGTAAAGGTAAAGTTAAGAAAAAACGGAAAAAAAAACTAAACGAAAGTAAAACTATATATGATTATTTGCTTTTCCCACCAGAAAGTGACGAACATAAAAAAATAGTAGCAAATATCTCAAAGTTACAAAATAATCCTGATGAAGCTTATAGAGGTATATCATCTGCTGAATACAAAAACTTAAAGAATGATGGGTTTGTAGTTTCTAGAGGAGCGGGTAATACTCGTAAAGGTATAACCGGTTCCTATGTATCAGATGATATACAATTAGCTGGTCGTTTCGCATTTCACGAATATAAACAAAAAGGGAGAGCTTATTTACTAGTGTTAGATAGAGATAAATTACCAGAACTTAATCCTGCAGACGAGGGTAATTACTGGACTGCTCAAATTCCGTTAGATGCTGTAAAACAAGCTATAAACTTGCAAGATTTAGCTAAGTGATAAGTAACTACATATGCCAAGTGCGGCAAAACAAAAAGGCAACGCCTGGGAGCGTGATGTAGCAAAAGATTTAAGTGAAACGTTTAATGAAAATTTTATTAGAGTTCCAAATTCCGGAGCCTATACTGGAGGCGCTAACGTTTTCAGAATTGATCAACTAACCGAACAACAAAGACGAATGATGGATGGTGATATTATGGTACCTCCATGTCTTTCTCGTTATAAAATTGAATGTAAAAATTATAAAACATTTGATTTTCATCAATTATTCAACGAAAACAAAACTTTAGATAAATGGATAAAACAAGCTGAGTTTGGATTGCTTTGGTTTTTAGTTATTAAGGTTACTCGTAAAGGATCTTTTATTTTGTTTCGTAAAGAAATTAGTAAGCATTTCTCATACAAAAATTACTTGAGTTATAAAGACAAATATGTTATAACTGATTATAAAGAATTTTGGCAGGAAAACGCGGATGCAATTAGAAGACTTAACGAAGATTCCACAATTGAGTTATAAATTACCGGGCTCTTACTTTAATCTCGTTAATTTTACACCAGTAATAGAGTATATACACAATAATTCAGTTAAAAGTATCTCTGAATTTGATTCAGACGTTAAGCTTAACAATACCCAACATAAAAAGTACGTATTTCATTACTTTATATACTATACATGTGAGATACTTAAGGTACATAACAAGAAGTTTAAGCCAGTAATTTATTTTGATGTAGATATTAAGCTAAACAGGGAATATTCCACGTTTTTACAAACTTTTGAGAAGAAATTCCCGGTACTTGTTATAAGAGAAAATTTTACCCTTAAACAACTTAAGAAAAAGTGTAAATGCGAAGGTTATATTGAAGAATTACATATAATACTACTACGTAAACTTAAGAAAATACAAAACAGTGACTTCTACTTCAACAAGTTACATTATTTCTGTAAAAAGTATGACCTCACCTTTTTAGATAAAACATATTTCGAAGACATAAGAAATAAACTTTCTCTACTATAAATAATTATAATGAGTAGGTTTACTTCCAGAATAAACGAGATGTTAGGCGGTAACAACAAACCTTCTAATGACGACGCAGAAATCGCCCGCATTCGTAAAAAGAAGAAAGAAGACCCAAATAGTCTTACTGATACAGAGAAAGAAATCGCTAATTTAGATGATAAGTTGGATGATGGTTTGGCGAACCGATTAAAAAAGAAACTAGCTAGTGAAGCCGAGGGAGATGACTTTGTTCCTCGTCAAGGCCCGGAAACTGGTGGTGAATTTGAACCAAAATCTAAAGATGATTTAGCGCAAGAGCCTTCTGAAGAGCCTACTCCTGATCCAATGACTGTAGAAGGAGAAACATTTTATGTTAACCTTGCTCGTAAGGCTTTATTTGTAGATTTAGACAACACTAATTTAACTGACGCTGAAAGAGAAATAGTAACTCAAGACGTCGAACCAGCAAATGCAAAAGAAGTAGCAAAAGTACTTCGTAAGATTGTTGTTGATGCTGGACTTAGTGAAAATTTTGA